TTGCTTTTAGATGTTATAAAACAAAAGATGAATTATTTGATTTATTTGGTAATGATGCAAAGGAGCTTGAAATGGATTCTTCTGACGAGTTAAGCAGTAATTCAGAAAGTTTAGAGTTATGGGAGATTTGGGATAAAGTAAATAAGCAAGTAATTTGGTTTTCACAAGAAAAAGTTATTCAAGTTGATAAAGACCCTTACAATTTAACTAGTTTTTTCCCTATCGCTCGTCCTGTTGGTACTGATAGCGACCCATCTTCACTATTGCCAATCCCTCTTTACAGAATGTATAAATCGCAAGCGGAGGAATTAAATATTATTGATAATAGAATTAGATCATTAACAGAGCAAATTAAATATACAGGCGTTTATAATACAGTAAGCGAGGCAAAAGACATAGAAAACTTACTAAATGGAGATGATGGAGAATTTGCACCATTATCAGGAGTTTCAACAATAAATATTAAAGATCAAATATATGTCAAAGATATAGTGCCTATTGCAAATACTATCACATTACTTAACAATCAAAAAGCTCAAATTATTAACAATATAAGAGAAATTACGGGTTTATCTGATATTGTAAGGGGTGTTAGTATAGCATCAGAAACAGCAACAGCCCAAAGGCTAAAAGGTGATTTTGCTATCAGTAGAATACAACCATTGCAAAGAGCTAATGAGATTGCAATTCGTGATACTATCGAGATTATGGCAGAATTAATCGTTGAAAACTACACAATAGAAGAGTTGGTTAAGATTACAAATTGTCAAATAGTAGATTTAGAGTCAATAGCACAGACTGCACAAGATAATCAAAATATGTTATTACAAGAGGCTATTAATAATTTACCTCAAAATATAACAGGAGAGCAAAGAGTGCAGCAAGTAGAAGCTTTAAAACAACAAGCAGAAATCGGCTTCAATAAAACTATGGATATTGCTCAAAATGAGTTAAAAGGCTTTGCAATGAGTCTTGACCAAGTGAAAGAAGTTGACGAGGTTTTAAAGAATGATGCACTAAGATCATTCTCTATTGATATTGAGACAGACTCTACTATATCAGTTGACCAGCAACAAGACAAGAATGATAGAATACAATTTATAGCAACATTAACTAATTTTACTGGACAATTCACGCCTTTAGTACAAGCTGGAATCATACAGCCAGAAGCTTTTAATGAGTTTTTGGGATTTGTGGCTAGACCTTTTAAGGTGGGTAGAAACTTAGAAGAATTTTTACTTGCAAAACCAAATGAAGAAGAGGAGCAACAACCGTCACAAGAAGAATTGTTGGCACAAGCTCAAAATGAAAGACAAGAAAGAGAATTTCAATTTAAGGTAGAGAGTGAGAAAGCTAAAATTAACCTAGAGCAGCAAAAGATTGATATTGAGAAGGCTAGAGTCTTGCAAAACCAAAGACAATTTGAAGATAAAATTGATTTCGAAGATGCAAACAAAGCAGCAGATCGTCAAGCAAAAGTATTAGAAAAAGTAGCACCATCACCAGAAGAGATAATCGAATCAAGAACACAACGACTTAATGAACAAATAAGAAATGACTAGAAAGGTTTTAAAAATCATAGACGGAAAAAAAGAGTGGGTATTTGATGGCTACGGAAGAAGTGGAGCATCAAAACAGAGAAAGATGCCTGCTTGTGGAGAAGATTTAACTATTGACGGCTATATTTCTAAGTACGGAGGAATTGAAAGCCATGTTGATGGAAAGGTGTATACAACAAAAGGCGGTTATTTAGACCATTTAAAAGCTAATAATTGCCATATAAAGGATTACTAATTTTACATAACCTTGACAATTAATTTTACATAATCTATAATACAGCTAGATTTTATCTAAATATATTTTTATGACAGATACAATGGAGAAAAACAGCGAATCAATAGCTGAAATTCTAGGAGAGCAAGAAGAGAATCAAGAGATTGAGAATCAGGAGCCTGTCCAAGAAGATAATATTGATGAAAATGATGAGGCAACTAGTGCAGAAAATGCACCAGTTGAAGAATCGGAAGATCCAGAAGAGGAGTTAAAATTTCTTAAACTGACTAGCGGTTGGACTAAGGAAGAAAAAGAGCTTGTCAAAAAGATCAAAGACCCAGAATTGAGAGAAGAAGCAATTGAAGCTACAAAAAAAAGAAGAGTAGATTTTGATCGTAGAAGTCTTGAGCTGGGGAATACTAGGAAAGAGTTGGCAGAAATGCGAGCTAAACTGGAAGAATTAACTTCCTTGCAGAATAAACCTGTTGCAAATGATGAGGATGAATATCTTACAGAGCAAGAGCTTACGCAAAAGAAAAAACTTGAAGATGTTGAAAGACAACTAAAAGAGTTAAGAGATAGAGAAGCTAATAATCAAGCCCAGAGCGTTCAACAAGAATTAACAGCTTTTGCACAATCTGAAAATGAAGATGGCTCTTTAAAATATCCTTACTTTGAAAGAGTTAGGCAGAATATGGCTCTATTGTTTCAAGCAGATCAAAATGGCACATTGACCTTAGAAAAGGCATACAATAAAGCGGTGTTACTTGATGACGAATTGGCAGCAGAGCAACAACAAGAATTACTTTTAAAAGAGAAACTTAAACAAAAAGAAGCTCTTGCTAAAGTAAAGAATAATAAAAAATATTCTCCTAATTTAACTAATAGTAAAAGGAATTTATCTGCTAAAGAAAAAAACGCTGAGGCGATTGCTAAACTCTTTGAATAGTTTTAGACATCTATTTTAATAATAATTTTAATAGATTTAAACAATGGCAAATCCTAATATTTCGCAGTTATTGACAACTACACTCAATAACTACAAAAAAGATGTTACTGACAATATCTTAAACTTTCACCCTTTATTAGTAAAATTAAACGACGCAGGAAATGTAGTTCGTGAATCTGGTGGTGTAAACTTCAGAGAGAATTTAACTTATGCTTCTAATGGCACGGTTCAATTCCAAGGTGAATATGACACTTTCGACACTACTCCGCAAGATGTAATTACTGCTGCTGATTTTGAGCAAAAAATTATTTCTGGTACTATCACTATGACTGGTAAAGAAATGAAGCAAAACGCAGGAAAAGAAAGAATTGTTAATTTAATGGAAGAAAAAGTTAAAAACTTGGAAAACTCATTAAAAAATACTATTGGTACTGCAATTTATTCAGATGGTACTGGTTCAGGTGGTCAAGAAATCGGCGGTTTACAATTATTAGTTGCTGATGATCCAACAACTGGCACGGTAGGCGGTATTGATAGATCAACTACTGATGGTGCTTTCTTCAGAAACAAACTTTATGATTTTTCTGTCGAGTCTAAAACTAAAGATGCTACAACTATTCAGTCTGCTATGAACTCTTTATATAGAAGATGTCAAGCTCAAGCTGGCCAACAACCAGACTTAATTACTGCTGATGATATAAATTTTGGCTTCTTTGAAGATTCTTTACAAACTATCCAAAGAATTTCTGACAGCAGATTAGGTAAATTAGGTTTCGATGTATTAAAGTACAAACAAGCAGAGGTCTATTATGATCCAGAATGCCCAGCTAATCATATGTATTTTTTAAATACTAGTCATATTAAATTAAAGCATTTAGGCGACTTCTTAGAAAGAGGCGAAGTAACTAGACCAGTTAACCAAGATGTCTATGTATTACCAATTACAGGCTTAATGAACCTTACTATTGATAATGCAAGAGTACATGGTGTAATGATCGACTAATTAACAAGGGAGGGTAAAACCTCCCGCAATTTATTATAAAAATGTCAAATTTTAAAAGTACAGAAATTACAATCTACAATCAAAAGATTGATGAAAATTCTTCAACTAAAAATGTGCCTCTAGGTACTATTATTAAAGCAATAGATAAAGATACTACTGATTATGGTATTGGTGAGTTTATTTATCTAAAAGGTGTTGCTTCAACTGTTGTAGGTTCAGCGGTTGTTTATAACGCTGATGACTTTTCAACAACTTTAGCATCTGCCAATGCTGTTGGCTCGGTAGCTTTTGCAATGGCTGCAACTGTTGCTAATGAATATGGTTGGTATCAAATCGGCGGTAAAGCTGTTGGCAAGGTTGCCGCTTCTTTCGCTGATAATGCTGACTGTTACTTAACTTCAACAGCAGGTACTATTGATGATGCTGATGTTGCTGGTGACTATATTAGAAGATGTAAAGGTGCATCTGCTATTGATACCCCTTCAACTGGTTTAGCTGAATTAGAAATTGCTAGACCTGAAGTTGCTGACGGTAAAGATAACTAATCAACTGCTAGGGGGTAACTCCCCCTAGTACAATTTATATAATATGACTAAACAAGATTTTAAGAAAGGCGAGATTGTAACTTTAGATAAAGCAAAGCATATCAAAGAGAATGGTTTTAATGTAGCGTTTTTTGAAAAAGAAATAGAGACCAAAAAAAATGGTACGATAATAAAAGAATACATTTCTATTTACGGATCAAATGACAAATACACTAAATTAATTCGACCAGCTAGCGAGCAACGATTTGTTAATAATATGGGAGATAGTTTTTTAGTGCATGATAGCATAAGATTTCCTAATTCTTACCAAGTTTTTAAGGATCTAAAACAGTCTTTAAATAAAAAATAATGACCCTATTAAGCATCGCCCAAGAGATATTACA